CCGTCGGCTCCCCCTCAACTTCGAGGAGCATCGTGCAGCGGCAGTTGATGACCTCCTGCGGTGGGGCTTCCGGGTCATGCGGGTACATCATCGCGAACCCGCCGACGGTGAACGGCTGCCCCCACGGCACCGCCTGGCCGTCGGCCTCCTTGTGGTCCGGGCGGGTGCGGTGGTCCTCGGTGGCCAGCCAGCGCTTCACCCACGGCGTCTCCGGGTCGGCCTCGACGACCATGCTGAACGCGTCGTACAGCCCACCGTTGTAAGCGCCGACCACCTCGGTACGTGCGACGGTGCGGGCGCGGTTCTTCCACGTCTGCACGTCGGTGGCGTCGAACAGCTCCTGGACCTGCTTGGTGAAGTCGGGGATGCTGGCCCCGTTGGTGGTGCCGGAGTCGATGACGTGCTGGACGAGCCCGTACACCTCGTTGGGAACGTTCTGGAGCCGGTTGGCGCGCTGGGCGATCCAGTTGCGGACGAACGGCCGGGACTGGAACAGGGTGCCGTCGGCGAACAGATCCTTGTACGGGGCGGCCAGGACTTCGCGGGCGACCTCTTCGGAGTACTTGTCGGCCAGGTCGTTCCACATGGGCGTCTTGGCGAAGACGGCGAGCGGGTCAGGGACGAGGCCGAGCGACACGACTCCTCCGGCGAACATGGCCCCCCGGACGGCGGACAGCCATTCCAGCATCATCTCCAGGTACGCCTCGTAGAGCGGCGGCTCGTACTGGGCGAAGACCTCGACGGCGGCTTGTTGCTGGGCTGCAACATCGGGCAGGTTCGGCTGGGTCACTGGTCAGCCCTCATCTCACCTACGTTTTTGATCATGGTGCGAGGTCTCCACGGGCTCGTTGCAGCGTCTCGCGCAGCAGCTCCGGGTCGTGGGACATGCCCCGGGTCAGCAGCTCCGTGCAGTAGCCGCCCAGCAGCTCTTCGAGCCGGTCGGAGTCGACGCCCAGCCCGGGGGCCTGCTCCCGCACGTGCACCCACGCGCCCGCCAGGAGCGCCGGTACGCGGTTCTCGGTCGGGACCTTCCGGGTGTGCAGCTCATGCTTCGGCACGGCGTAGGCGGCCCGCTGAGGGCCGGGAACGAGGCGTCCTCCGGCCAGCTCCAGGGCGCGGCGCACAGCCCCGTCGGCGGCGTAGAACAGGGCGGTGTCGGAGGCGACGGCAGACGCGGCGAGCTGGGACAGCTTCTGCCCCTTGGGCCGGGCGGGCGCGGCTCCGCCTTCGGCCTCGGCGACGGACGGCAGGCCCGGCAGGGGCCGGTTCCCGGCGTCGGCCGGTTCGGTTCCGGCTTCGTCGTAGCCGGGGTCTCCGGGGTTGAGCATGTCGCCTTCGGGCTGCGGAGGTGCAGGCGGTGGAGGCAGGGCGATCTTCGGCAGCTTGAGGATCCTCTGGACCTCGGGGTCGCCTGCGTAGGCGGGCTGGGCCAGCACGAGGGCCTTGACCAGCTTGTAGATCTTCTCTTCGTCGTCGGGGGCGTCGTCGTCGGTGAAGGCGGCGTTGTCGCGGGCGGCCTTGTCGCTGATCAGTTCCTTGTCGCTGAACTGCATGGCCTGGTCGGAGCGGTTGGGGCGGACGGTGAGGTTGGCGATGTCGAACCAGAGGGTCTTCTTCTCGGGGTTCTTGACGCCTGCGGCTTTGAGGGCGGGCTGGTAGTAGCCGACGTTGAGGGCGTCGGCGAGCTGGATGAGCAGCGGCTCGATGTGGATCTTGATCGAGGACTCCTCGATCTGCCACCCCGACCAGTGGTTCGTGCCGCCCATGCCGGTCAGCACCTCGGGCGGGATGTCCAGCGACATCGCCATCCGCCGCACGGCCGCCTCACGCATCGCCGTGATGTGCTCGGAGATCTGCGAGTCGAACGTCAGGTGCTTGATCTTGTCCAGGGCCTCGACGGACGCCTGCAACATGATCGGGACGATCGCGGCGGCGTTGTCGCGCTGCTGCAACGACGTGGCCATCGTGCGCGCGAGCACCTGCGTGAAGCCCTCGATGCCTTCCGGGTCGCCTGGCTGCCGAGGGAAGTCGATGTTGTCGGGCAGCAGCAGCACACCGGCACCGGCGAGCCGCGAATCCAGCTCCGCGAAGACGCGCTTCGTGCACTGCTCCAGCTCGCGCAGCACGGGCAGGATCGCCCGGGTGGTGGAGTCGGCGGCGTCGTGGCGGCGCGGGTGCGGGTTCCAGCAGCGGATCAGCAGATCCTTGGTCTTGTCCAGCTTGTACGTGCCCCCGCCGTGGGTGATCGAGCGGCGGACCATGATGTCGTCGCCCCGGCGGAACACCTCCGACGAGGAGCACACGTACCACTTGTCCTGGTCGGGGGTTCCGTCCTGGCCGGTGTTCTTGTAGCCCTCGGCGACGATGAACACGTCCCCGGCGACCATCATGTTCACGCCCATCAGACGCTGCGCCTGCGCCTTCGCGGCGGGGGTGCCGAACATCGTCTCGGCGATGAGCTTGGCCTGCGCGTCTTCGGTCTCGTCGCCCACGGTGCCGTCCTCGGACACGTCGGCGGCGTACAGGCGGCAGCGGGAGACGGCGTTGCCGATCCAGTTCACGACGAAGCGCAGCTCGCCGCAGATGTCGTAGTGCCTCCAGCTTTCCCACTGCCAGCGGTGGTCGCCGAGCTTGAACATCTGCCAGGACGCGGCCTCGCCCAGGTTGATGGGGACGGCGGCGGCGGTGAGGGCCGCCGGGCGCGTACCGGGACCGTCGATCCCTCCGGCCGGAACGGTCTTGCGCTTCAGCAGCCCCACTCCGTCTATCCCTTCACGCGGGCGAGAGCACCAGCGGCACCCGAGAGCGCCAGAACGAGGGCGGGCACGAACAGCCACCAGTGATGGCCGTAAGCGTAGATGATCGGGGCGGCGGGCAGGGCCAGCCAGATCGACACGCACCAGGGGCAGGTGACCAGGTAGGCGATCATCTCGTGGCCGCGTTCCTCCAGGGCGTCGATGATGCGCTGGCGGGGCTTGCGGGTGATGACGTCGGAGGTGACGAGCAGGACGGCTCGCGCGAACGCGAGCAGGTAGATGGCGTACAGCAAAGAAGAGCCGGGCATGGCCACCATCGTAGGTGGTCAGCCCGGCTCTTCCGGAGCGCGGTGGTTCAGTGAATCTTGTGGGCGCTTCTGCGCCAGCGGGCGTATTCGGCCTCAGTCATTCCTACGACCACGCGGGCGGTGACGTGCCGGGCGGCCGGGATATGGGTGGCATTTGTGATCATCGCTTCTTCTCCAGGCTGTCGAGGAGGTCGAGGACTTCTTGGACGGTCATGCCGCTGGCCAGGCACTTGATTGCGGCCTCGCGCAGGGCGGTGGTGTCGCAGCGCTTGAGCAGCTTCTCGATCATCGGGTTCATCAGATGATCCCCTCGGCGCGGAGCAGGTCTTCGGCGATGTGCCAGCGGCCCTCGTGGGCGGCGGTGACGATGTCGCGGTAGCGGTCGCTGGCGTCGAGCATGGTGCGCTGGGTGTGCTTCAGGTCGAAGCGGGCCTTGATGGCGGCGTAGGCGGCGGAGCGCTGCTCGCGGGTGGGGCGGCTGGTCTCCATGGTGTCCTCCTCGGTCTGTCTACGCACAGCATACAGCCCGCCTGACAGTATTGTCAAGCGGGCTGTAGCTCTTCTGGTTGGGAGCCAGGAGGATCAGAGGCTGTAGAGGTTCTCCGGCTCGTCCTCGGCGTCCTCGTCCTGCGAGGTGATCGCGCCGATCTCGTCGGGCTTGACCGAGATGGTGCCCTGCTTGCGGATCGTCGCGGCGGTGGTCTCCTGGATCTCGTCCATGCTGGCGTCCTCGAACACCCGGACGCTGACCGTGACGGTGCCGGAGACCGGGACCTCGACGTTCTTGAAGCCGAAGTTCGGCAGCGGGTCGAGGCCCATGTTGGCGATGGTGCGCCGGGCGTAGTTGTAGCCCCAGCCCTGGACGGCGACGCCCTCCATGAGCATCTTGCGGATCTCAGCCTTGAGCGCGTCCAGACCGGGCACCGGCTCGGTGCTCTCGGTCGGGTCCTCCGGGCCGGAGTAGAACTGCACGTCGGCGGCCGCGACCGGCTCGTCGAACTTGACGTCGTAGACGTTGTCGTAGCTGCCGTCGGCGGTGATCTTGCCCGCCTTGGCGAGGCGCTGGACCTGCTCCAGGAACCGCTCGGCGGCCTCGGCGCGGGAACCGGCCTTGACGCGCCAGCCGTAGGAGCCGGTCAGCGGGACGTGCATGCGGTACTCGGAGCGGCCGGAGATCTGCTTGGCACCGAGCTTGCGCAGCCACTCGTTGGCCCAGTCGCGGTCGGCACCGTGCTTGACCGCGCCTTCGGTGGCGACGGTGAGCTGGGCGCGCAGCTCGTCGGCGATCTTGGCCTCGGTGTACGCGTCCTTGTCGGGGTAGTCCGTCATCTGTTTCTCCTCCTCCAGGGAATCTGTCTGCTGCCAGCATACACAGCCTTGACGTGTCGTGCAAGTGGCGTGGACGGGAGTCGAACCCGCTACCTCCGGCCTGTACCGCCGGGCTCTGCCGTTGAGCTACCTCGCCTTGAAGTCCCCTCGGGGAGGGTTACTAGCGGCCCGGCTTCAAGCCCGTGATCTCCACCGGGTCCTCCTCACTCCCGCGATGGTGCTGCGGTTCGACCGAGGGGCTTAGAGCACAGCTCCGGGACCGTGCGGTCAGAGCGCCGGAACTGGGGTGTTGCTACGCATCATCCCTCTTAACCCCGGATGCGTGGGGCGTGCACCTTGAGTTGATCAGACCAGTCGTGGGCGCACCTCGGACTGCTCGTGGCGGCGGCAGGGATCGAACCTGCGCGTGAAGACTGCGTACGGTCCCTGGTCGAACGGTGCACCGTCGGCCGCTTCTCGTACCGCCCGCGTGCTCTACCTCTGAGCTACGCCGCCTTTGTTCTGTTTTGCACGCATCCTGCTGGGTGTTTCCCCGGGAATTCTGGCACCCGTACCCGCCAGTAACTATTCGCGGAGCCCTTCACCCCTCGTCCCGTCCCGCCGAGGACCGGCCCCGAGCGAGCGGCCCGACCCCCAGCGGATGGCCGCCGGAGACGGCCGGTCATCCGCTTCGAGGCGCTTCGTCGGCAGCGCGTCCACCGGGATCCGGCCGTCCCTGATCCTCCGGCTGATCCTCCCCGACAGTTTCCGCATCCTTGACCTCCTCAAGTGGCCCCCAGGCCAGTAGCTGCGACCATGAGACGCCGCTCGGGTAGTAGCCCCCGCTAGTCCAGTAGTGGCCACCGACCTCCATGCGTGTCCATAGCGTCCCCGTGTCGGTGCGGACCTTCGTCACCTCGTCTGGCGGGTCAAGCAGACGAGGCCAGGTGCGCGGCGCGTCCGGGTCAATCCGGTCCACCAGCGCCAGGTCCATGTCGAGCACGTCGAGCAGGTATCGCATCGAGTACAGGTCAGGGCGGCGCTTGTTGCGGTCCCACTCCCAGACCTGCGCGTTGACGCTGGTCTCGGTCCTGCCGGTGATCTCGGCGATGCGGCGGGCGGCCTCGCGGCGGCTGATGCCCAGCATCTGCCGGATCTCGTACAGGGCGGGGCCGATGTTCCCGAGGTCGGTCAGGCGGATCATCAGGCGACCTTGGCGTGGCGGCGCTTCGGCCGGTGGCCGAGGTCGACGGTGAGGTACGGGTGCTGGACGGCGTCGCAGGTCGCGAAGCAGGCCAGGCACGACGAGCCCGTCCAGGAGTCCGGTACGAACCTGTGGGGCTGCTTCGTACCGGCGAGGGAGCCAACCACGACGAGGGTCTTCGGCGCGATCTTCACATATCGGCGCTGTTCGGTCTTCACTGCCAGTTCTCCTGCGCCAGCATCTTCGCGGCGGTGGCCTCGTTCGCCTGCTTGCGCAGGTTGTCGGCCCAGTCGCTGAGGAACGCCATCAGGCCATCGTAGACACGGGAGGCGGTGACGGAGTCGAACTCCAGGGGGCCGGTGCCGCCGATCCAGCAGGCGCTCGCGGTGCCGAGGGCCTGGCCGACGGCTTCGGAGAGGGTGAGGTTGCCGTCGGAGTCGGGCTGCGGGGACCAGGTGTTGGGTCCGTGGTCGCGACTGTGCGGCCCGAACCGCTGGTTTTTGATCTTGTCGGCGAGCAGGTCGGGGATGTCGTTGGCGTCCGGCAGGCTGGACAGCGCGTTGTGGAACATCTCCCGGAGCTTGTCTTTCTGCGCCCGCCACGCAGCGGTCGCGGCGGCCCCGCCGTGGCCGTCGTGCGTCGAGTTGCAGATCAGCGCCCACATCTCGTACGCCAGGTCGGCCCACGCCTTCGCGGTGGTGCCGTTGAGGGCCGCAGCAGCCCCGTAGGTGCGCAGGAACTCCTCGGCCTTGCGGTCGAACTCGGCCCACGTCTCCGTGCCGCCAGGGGCGTTCTCGCCATGCATGCGCAGGTGCAGCGCGTACTCCAGCAGGGCGGTGGCCTCGCGGCGCTGGAACGCGGCCGGGACCGGCCGGTTCTCGGACTCGGCGAGCAGGCGGCGCAGCCGGTGGTTCTCCAGGATCAGGACGGCCTGGTCCATGGCGAGGTCGGTGCACGCGTTGACGGCCTCCCGCAGGCGTTCACGCATCGCGCGGATGTCGGGTTCGGCGGCGTGCCGGTCGACGGGGGTGGGTTCGCTGGTCTTCATGTCTTGCTCCTACGGGCGGTTGTAGCGGCCTCGGGGTCTGCGGTGGTGGTGCCAGGTCCACGGCATCCAGATGCGGCACGTGGGGGCGGGCGGCCAGTAGATGGTGTAGAGGGGCTGCTTCATCAGCTCTGACGCTTGAGGGCGTCGGCGATGAGCTTCAGGACGGCGTTGGGCTTGCCCTTGGGCTTGGGTGGGGTGGTGCCGCGCAGGCGCATCTTCTTCGCGACGGTGGGCTGCCGCTTAGCCTTCTTCGGGGGTTTCGGGGTCTGGGCGGCGATGAGCTTCTGGACGTTCTTGGCTGGCTTCTTCTCGCCCATAGGGTCCTCCTCCAGGGGAAATAGGGTAGGTCGCCAGTTGACAGCGCCGCGCCGTGGCCACGGGGGCACTCGATCGGGTCAACTGGCGACCTACTGAGGGGGCTCCACCCATGCGGTGGCTCACCTGTTGCACTCCGATGCCTCGGGGCAGGTGGTTCCCTCGCTGCCGCCCCGGGATTCGAACCCGGACGCTCCGGAGTTTGCACCCCCGGAAGCTCTACCAGTTGAGGCTTATGCGGCAATCTTGCGGGTTCAGCAGTTGGGGGCGTACGCGGCCATCTGGAAGGACGACATCTTGCTGCCCCAGTCGGATCCCTGGGAGGTGGCGTACTGGCCGGAGGCCAGGGTGCGGGTCCACGGGCTGTAGCCGCAGGTGCCGCTGTCGTAGATGTTGATGGCGGCGGAGGTGTGGTTGAACCAGGAGTCGGCCTGGTTGGTGGCGAGAGCGCCGAGGCGGATCCCGTGGCGGGTACCGGCGTCGATGGTGCTCTTGTCGTACGTGTAGCGGGTGCCCGTGTAGTTCGTGCCGGTCCACCAGCAGAACTTGCCGAGGGCGCAGTCGGTGAGGGCGGCTTGGGCGGGCTGGGCGGCGAGGAACAGGCCGAGCGAGGCGGCGAGCGTGAGCAGCGCGGCCGTGAGCTTGGTACGCATGGATCCTCCTGTGCAGGCGGGTTGCAATGCGTGACCCTGGACGGATTCGAACCGCCGACCTCCTGCCAGGGGCAGGTGCTCTATCCGGCCCCTGTGATCCCTTGAACGGGCTCCGGGGCGCTGCTGAGCTACAGGGTCCGCCGGGTGCTCGGTCCGGCGGCGTCGGTTGGCATCAGGCTGAGCAGTCGTCGAGTCCCGCCGAGCATTCGGCCGCTAGTCGATGACACCTGACGATCCTTCGCGAGGGGAGAGCAGGGATCGAACCTGCGTCCACCGAGGCTTGCTGCTCACGGATGCTTCCGGCTGCATTGCCGGAGCACAGCTTGCGGCCTCTGCTCTGCCGACTGAGCTATCTCCCCATGCCCCGCGACCGGGCTATACCGGTACGCCGGTTTTCACGGCGCGGGGGTCGTGCATCAGGGTCATCACCAAGTTTGTCTCCTGGCTCTTTCCCTGCTCGCCCGATTCTCGTCTCCGTCAACACCACGGCTGGTGTGCACAACTAGCTCACGGGCGTTGCTGGCTTCTACTCCCAGGGAGCTTCGCCGTTGGCGTCGGGCAGCGCGGCACCGTCGGAGATGGTGCCGGTCGGCTCGGCGCTCTTGGGGGCGGTGGTGGCGACCTTGACGGGAGTCAGGCGCACGACGCCGGTGTTCTCGTTGCGGGCGGCCGTGTAGTGCGTGCCGGGCGGGACGATGCCGCCGAGGTTGATCAGGCCGTCTTCGTCGGCGACGTACAGGATCAGCTCCACAGGGTTTCTCCTCAGGGTGTGGATTTCCGGGCGGTGCACCCCGGCCGCCTGTCGGCGGGTGTGCGGCGGCACTGACGGCGGCCGGGGCTATCTAGGGGAGGGGACCGGGTGGCCCTACCTCCCGAGCGGGTGACGGGGGCACGCGCCGCTCGGGTTGACAGACCGGTGGAGGCGTTGAGCCGCCCCGGTCCCCTCCGTCTGTCGTGACCCTACACCACCTCAGCCAGTTGGTTCTCAGCCGCCTTGGCCGGTGGGGTTTGCGGGTCACGAGCACGGCGGGCCTCGATCTCGGCCCGGATGTTGGAGAACAGGCTCTCCCAGTCGCTGTCGGCGGGGTACGACGAGTAGTCGATGCCGGGCTTGGAGGTGCGGTTCGACAGGACCGCACCGACGAGCCATGCCCGGTCGGCGTCGGTCGCGCCGTTCTCGCCCATGAGGGAGGCGGCCATGGGGCCGTAGTACCAGGGTTCGCCGAATTGCAGCTCGTAGGCCACTTGGTCGAAGCGGCGAGCGAACAGGATGGCGGTCAGTCGGTTCAGGGCGTCTGCGATTCCGGCGTCCATCAGATGACC